ACTGAAATTTTTTTTGACTTAACTACAAATAAGGAAAAAAAGAAATGACGCAATTAATATCCCCGAGTAAATTTACAGAAACAGTTGGCCTTTTAAGGTCATTTTTTTTGGAAAAAGGATTCTTAGAAGTCCATACACAAAACAGACTATCAATACTTGCCGCATGTGAAGATCCATTCAATGTAGCAACATACAATTACGCAGGCCAAGTGTGGCCGTTGCCGCAGACAGGCCAAATGTGGTTAGAACACGAACTTTTAAGTAGCCCCTCTAGTAAGGGGTTTTTTTGTGTCTCCACTTCCTATAGACAAGAACCAAATGCAATACCAGGTAGACACGATATAATATTTCCAATGTTTGAATTTGAAATGCCAGGAGATATCAACGATCTAAAAGCAATGGAATATGAACTATGCAAGTATTTAGGATTTGATAAGCCAACAGAAAAAACATATGCAGAGTGGCAAAAACATTTTGTAATGGAGCCTACACAAGAGATGGAAGCATCACATGAAACTAGTATGTTTAATAACTTTGGAAGTGCAATGATCACAGACTTCCCTGAGATGACATCACCTTTCTGGAACATGAGCAGACACGAAGGTGGAGCAACAAGTAAGAAAATTGATGTGATACTAGGTGGTATGGAAACAATAGGATCAGCAGAGCGTTCATGTGATGTTGATATGATGAGAGATACATTCCACACAATTACAGATGGTGCATATGCAAAACTACTGTTCGAATTGTTCGGCAAAGAAAGAGTAGAAGCAGAGCTTGAAGAATTTTTAAAGTTTGACTTCTTTCCAAGAGTTGGCGGCGGAATAGGCATGACTAGAATGATTGCTGCTTTAGATAAGAAGTAAAATTAATCTGGGGTGATGAAATTGGTAGACATGCACGTCTGTTTAACGTGTGGTAATAGCTCGCAAAGTATTTACCGTGGAGGTTCGAGTCCTTCCCCCAGAGCCAAACTTTGATAAATAATAATACGTTCATCCTATCATAGGACGGAAGTAGCATTGAGCGAAGGAACGCACTTTAACCGTTAGGGAGAAGTGTTATGGATAACTTCACACTCTGGTGCTTCAAACGTTTGTTTTCAGAGCACCATAAAAAAAAGATCAACTTTATATTAAGATCTCGGTTGACACATATAAATAAATGTGTTACACTATAAAGATAATTAAGGAGTGAACATGAACAAGATAATATTACAACAGCCGATATATTGGTACCCAATACTAGGGAGGGGTATGTCTTGATCTAAGTTCAACAATTAGTTTAAGACTAGCCCCTAGCAAGAAATTGTTTAGGGGCTTTTTTTATGGGTGAAGTGTCAATGGTTGCACGTCAGACTCCAAATCTGAAAGACAGGGTTCGATTCCTTGCACCTATGCCAACATAGTCCTGTAGTTTAATGGTAAAACACCCGGCTTATACTCGGCACAGTCTCCAGATTAGAGAGCGATACAGGTTCGAATCCTGTCAGGACTACCAAAGGGTGAGCGGCGAAGATGGGGAGTCGCACCGGACTGTAAATCCGGCTCGTACAGATGAGTAGGTTCGAATCCTACCTCACCCACCAACAGGGCATAGCTTAGTCTGGTAAAGCGCCTGCTTTGGGAGCAGGAGACCGGAGGTTCGAATCCTCCTGCCCTGACCATTCTTTATCATCAGGATGTTGATATTCTAGCGGAACTTTACCAATACCAACAGTTCTGTCCCATTCTCGTTGTGTATAGTAATTCAGTTTGTCTTCCATATACATACTTATTCCTTAAATACAACATGCAATCATTAAATTTATTTCCAGAGCCAATATGGAAAGCAAAATTCCCAGGCAGGCTAGATAAGATACTATCAAGAGCTAAAGCATATAAGAAGAAACAAGATGTTGTTAACAATGAATTACTAGGAAAGACCATTCAGAGATATAACTTTAAAGATAATCCTCATGAATGGGACGAACTAGAAGAATTTAATAAATGGTTTGCTCCTAATATGCAAAAAGTATGGAACAACTGGGAGTGTAATTTAGATGAATGGCAGGAAGTTAGATTTAAAAGCTGGATAAATTACAGTAACAAAGGAAACTATCAGTTAGAACATACACACCCAGCTGACATAATGACTGTAATATTTTATGTTTCCAAACCTGAAGGTACTGCAAGTTTACAAATTCAAAATCCTTTAATGTATCATTGGAAAAATCATAGAGAAACACAGTTTTGGAAAGATGTGCCTGCCACTACAGGTGATGTAATCATAATACCAGGATGGATGTTACATAGAGTGGATATAAATGAATCAGAAGAAGAAAGAATAAGCATAACTATAAATGCAACAGTAATAACAAAGGAAGGACACTAATGGATAAAGGTACAGTGAATTTAAATGAGCTTCATCAAGAAGCTCACAAGCTACATGCACAATCAATGGAGTCGTGGGTAACTGCTGATATTTTTCCTGACCCATTGTGGCGAGGACATTATCCAGGAGACTTAACAGAACTTCAAAAAAAGACGCATGATTTTTTAAAAAATAGTGATAAATTAAATGCAGGGTTAGAAAGAGACGGCGGCGCAAGTTCGTCTAGCGATCCTGAAATGCCGCATATGTGGCAAGAATCACAAGATTTCTACGCATGGTGTGTAGGACCTAGTATTGAAATTTGGAATCATTGGGGTTATAAAGAACCGCAACATATACAAATTGAAAGAAGTTGGGCAAACTATCATCCTAAAGGTGGTTGGACTGACGAGCATACACACGGTGCAGCTGATCAAGTTATTGTATTATACTTAGACGTACCAAAAGATAGTGGCAACTTAGAAGTACATAATCCGTTGTTTTATCATTGGGAAGGTACTCAACGAGGTTCCGGAAAAAACGGGTGGCGACAAATACCAGTAACTACTGGTGATGTAATTATATTTCCAGGATGGTTATTGCATCGAACAGGCAAGAACTTAAATGACGATGCAAGACTAACTATTAATACAAACCTTATGTCTGCACCTTATCCAATTACACCTAAAAATCCTAAACCAGTTAGCGAATAAAAAGATAAAATAGTGGTTGACCTTTCCTAAATTTATGCTATAATATAGTTATTAATTAGGCAAAAAGAGGCAAAAATGAGAACACAACCACAAGAAGTTATTGCTAAACTAGAAGCAGATAATTCACGTCTTGCTAAAGAAGCAGTAATATTAGAAGCAATGGAAGAAGGACTAGATGAGTTCTTCGAAGGTGTCAAGATGGCACTTGATCCATTATACACATTTGGTGTAAAGCAAGTACCAGATTCAAAAGTTGACGGGCAAGGTCTTCCATGGGAAGTATTCCGAGAACTAGCTGATAAGCTACATAAAAGATGGCTTACTGGACATGATGCTAGAGATGCAATTATACTTACAAGAGATATTGCAACTATAGATCAATGGAATAACTTTTATAGAAGAATATTAATTAAAGACTTACGTTGCGGAGTAAGTGAAAAGACTGTAAACAAAGTCGCCAAAAAATTTCCACAATATAAGATTCCTGTATTTACATGTCAATTAGCACATGATAGTGCTAATCATGAAAAGAAAATGACAGGTAAAAAAATGATAGAGGTAAAGTTAGATGGTGTAAGAGTTGTTACTGTTATTAAAGACGGCAAAGTAGAAATGTTTAGTCGTAATGGAAAACAGTTTCATAACTTTGGACATATCATTACTGAGATTGAAGAAGTACTTAAAACTAATCCTGCTCCATATCCATTAGTTTTGGACGGAGAAGTAATGAGTGCAAACTTCCAAGACCTTATGAAACAAGTTCATAGGAAAGATGGTAAGCAGTCTACTGATGCAGTTTTACACTTATTTGATGTACTTCCATTAGATTGTTTTTTGGCTGGAAAATATGATAAACCACAAACTGAAAGAACATCTTTAGTATATCATTGGGTAGACCAAAATAAAGCTAATTTAAAGCACGTAGACGTCTTAGATCATCATATGGT